TGCTTCTTACCAGATACTTGCTTTAATTTTTCATTAAGGATATCTAACTGTTTGTCATTAACAAAAACATTAATAGGGTTACGACTAAAATGCTTATTTACCTCATCTAAGTGACGGGTTTTTAAAGATAAATGTTTATTTAAGCCATAAAGAGCTTGATCATCCACATCAATCCCCACGGCTGCATTCTTAAGTTGTTTTTCTACGAAACTTGCAGCACCCGCAGCTTGAGCCTTGATGTTTTCTAAACTCTGGGCAAACTGCTCAGAATCTAGAGATAGTTCTACAATCAGTTCCCCAAGATTCATGTGTAAAATCTCAACTTGTTTTTTAATATATTTCCCATAAAAAAACTCCCTTGCAATAAGGGAGGAATCACACAACAATCAGCATTGATAATATTCCCTTTATGTCATGGGGCAAAGATTGAGACTCAAGGATTAACTTAATTGCGCTTCTGGTGCGATCGCTGATCTTGTTGTTTTGACTTCGCAAATCCTCACCATAGGGAAGCAAGTCCACAAAATCCATGGCAGGGTCGTCCTTACCTTTAAAGCCGTTAAACAACCCAGACCAACCAATGGCATGAACTCTAGCATCAACATTAGCTTGCTCTCTACGATATTTGTCAAGCTCAGTAATGGCTTCAATAACAACATAATCCGGTTGTTGCAGATAAGTATTCCAATCCTTAAATCTAGAGTCCCTTATGCGATAGCTTTGGATTCTCCAGAAGATGGAAGACCAGTTAATTGCAGAAGCTCCCCCTCGGCTTCATTGTCCTCATGGTCATCCATGGAAACAGGTTCAGGGTCAATCCATCCATTGCGTTCATTTTGATAAAATTTATAAATCTCAGCAACAAGCCTCTCATCCATAAGCTTAGTGTTTTGAATATTCCATTCGTCGCTTCCACAGAGAAACCGCTTGTTGTTAGAATGCATCAAATACCCCACGTCACCCTCTTTAATGGGTTCAGACAAAGCAGATATCTTTATGGAATCAGACTCCAAATCATGGTTTCCATTAACCACGACAACATTACCGGATCCGAATTTAATAGCTTGCTTATTTTTTAAATATACATAAGCAGGCTCAATTGCCAAGGTAGTGGCGTTGAGTTTAGCGTTGGCAGTAGCAGTTATGGGATAAGCAACGCGATGACGAATAACAATCGTAGCGATGGACACAGCAATGTTAGCCTCATGGCTTGCAGATATAGCATTTAAATCTGCAAAATCCTCCACATAATCCATAATAACGTCAGAGCGGTCTACGGAAACTTCCTCCACTCCATCCACAGATTTAGTCGGCCACAGAAGCTCTCTAGCCTCATCAGTGGAAATGTTTCTATCTTTGGCTATGGTTTTTATGAGCTTAGTGGCGATTATTTGAGCCTTATTTTTAGCCATTTCATATTCATCTATTTCCATGCGTTCGCCAATGGAAATAGACTTGCGTTTTTCTAGATATATAACTCCTATATCTAAGTCCCCTACTTTAAAAATTTCAGACTCATTTTTTTTGCTGATTATTGGTAGCATATATCAATCTCCAAATTATCTTTTATGTCCGCAAACACCTGATAGGTTGCATTGGTAGCCACAGATTCAGGAACCTTTACAAGGAAGTTTTTACCTAAATCAGCAGCTCCAAAAGCACCGTCATTATTATTAACACCAACTTGTATAGTACCGTGCAACCCACCCTTAAACAGGGCAACTCCACACATTAACTTGTCATCTACTTGACGACAATTAATTAAAACAGCAAGAAAGCCTGTGGAGTCTGTTAAGTAGTTTGCATGGAAACTATTAGGATTATTGCCTTTACTCCTAACCATGGCTCAACTAAGCAGCAGGCGATCGCAGGCTAGTGCGTTTAAAGGAGTCACCTTGGAATTGAAGAGAGAAATTATATCTAGAGACTTCGTTCTGGTTACCTGGCATATTAAAGCCCATAACCTTAGCAGCCCCTTCATAGCGCTCTCCATTGGGATAGGTAGCCACGGCATAAACCTCGCGATTAGCATAGCTTGTTTCAAAAGCCAAAGGTTTAATAATGGTTTCCAAAGCCACGTCATTAACCAATTCAACGCCGTTAACAGCAATAGTCCTGTTAAATCTAATCATTGCAGATTCAGTACCAGAACCTGATTGAGTACTGGTTGTGTCTACAGTGGTTTCTTGGTTTTGTAAATCAAAACTTTGAATGCCAAACAATGGAATTGAATTAACGATGACGGTTGCAGTGGATGAACTGCTAACAGCGTCAAACAGAGGTGCTGTTTTGAAAGTGTTGGGACTTTCTGTGTCGTTAGTTAAAACAACATCCTCTACAAACAGCACCTGCTGTCTAGTGGTGGAGGAAGAAGTAACCTGGAAACTCACAGAAGTCCCTGCTTTAATGGTTAAATTGTCATTAGAACCAGCAGGTCTTACTAAAGAGATGCTTGTAGCATTTCTTGCAGCAGCGGCAGCGGTGGTGATGGTTCTTGTGGTAACGGTTCTAGAACCATAGGGAAGCATTAGCAGGTCTAACGTGTATTGCTGTAGAATGATAGATTGAGTTGGTCTAGTCATAGTTAGAGATTGAGAATAATTGGATCAAAAATATAAACCTTGGCTTGTTCTAAAAAGCTTTCCAATGCTGGCAAATGATTATAGCTAGAGACAACAAACCGCTTCTCTATCTTTTGAATAGCCAAAGACAACTTCGAGCTTTTAGTCCAGTTCCTTAATAATATTTCCCATTTCTGATATTTAATTTTTTGACCTCCACTAGAGGCTTTAGCAGCAACACTAGGCTGCTCTTTAATTAAACATTCCAAACCGTCACCTTGGCTGGGGGGCTGAGAGGAGCTACCATATACCCAAATAGAAGGCTGATTATTTCTGTATTTTCCAAGGTCATTTGCTAACAATGTAGCCAGTTCCGTACGCAACTCAAAAACATTCATTAAGATATCTCCTTACTATAGGAATCCCGTAAATTGCCAGTATCAACAATGTCACGGGGTGAAGTGGCTACAGAGCCGTCACTCCTAATGGTGAGTCGAGGCCAATCCCACCGTTCATCCTCTAGGTTTTGCTGACATTCATGACCAAAGCGATCGCTGAACAAATCGAAAGCAGAGCGAAAATTAGAAGATTCTTTCACAGCCTCTTGTAGTTCCTCAGCAAAATCAAACTCCTCAACAGTAACATCCACCCAAGGTCTAGCAGGCAACTCAGTGCCACTTTGGGTAACACTTCCTTCGTGAACATGAGCAGCGTAGTCAGCAGACCAGATGAAGGTAGCAGTTTGTTTCCTTGGTAGTCCTAAATTATTCCAGTTTTGTTTAACCATAGTTACGTAAATTCAAACTCTCCATTAAACTGAGTGCCTAGGGCTTTAGCCAATCGTCTAGCTACATAGGGTCTATTGCCATCCACTTGGGGCTTTAAAGTAAATTTCCCGGTGCGTTGCTCTCCTGTGGATGGGAAGGTATAAATCGCAGATCCTTCGATACGAGAACAGGCAATGGCCACTGGCAAGACTTTAGGCTTTACCGCATAACCTCTCAACTCAATGGAATTAGGGTTAGTGCCGACGTTGACATCACTAACCCCTTTGATGCGATGTTTAACTTTTTCTTCCATCCAAGCAGAAACCTCAAAGGCTTGAGAGGTTTGAATGGGGTTTCCAGTAATGGGGTCATAACTAAACTGTCCTGACCCTAACCTGAAGGTAATAATTATGTTGGGAATAAATGGACGGGTCATGTTTTTGACCAACCTTCTAAGAAATTCATCTTAGAAAGTTTTCCCACTTCGTGGTATTACCCTTTACAAGAATTATCCGTAAAAGGTAATGATGTCCGTCAAAAAGGAATCAAGTGCTCCATTATTTCTAAAACGACCTTCTTAAGCGATCGCTCGAAGGACTCCACAAGTCCCTCATACAACTCGCCTGCATTAATAACCATCCTTTGCCATGCGGCTCTGGATAGAGAGGAACCCTTGGGGAACTTCCACACAACTTTTTTCCTTTCATCGGGAGAATAGTCGTCAGGACAGTCAATTGTTATTGACTGGCTACCAAATCCACAACCACTCTGAAGGTTTCCCCTAAAATCTTTAACCTTAGAAAAAAGATGGTTGTAAGCAGAAACCATAAACATCCCTCCATGACTGGGCATACAGTCAAAGGATGTTTTATTATTATTGTCATTTCTAAGACGATAAGAAGCCCTAGCCCTTAAGATGCTATCAGCAACCTGATAGGTAATGAGGCATTTAACCACATCCAGCCTCTCCAGGCTAGCAGGACTGGCTGTGTGTTTAGGTCTTGCTGTTGACACAAAGAAGAATCCTCTATTCTCCAATGTTCGACGATACTCAATCATGGTGCATCTTGCATGAAATGCGCTGGGCCAATGAGCCTTGACATATTTGGCAGTGAACTTCATGGCTTGGGATATTTGTATATCCCCATTTTGGGAAGCCATGATAAAACGTCCCCACTTAGCTCCCGTGGGGCTTGTATCCTTCTTAAAGGAAACATCATAGTTTATGGCCGCCCGCCAAACTAGGGCGTTCAAAAACGCCATTATTGTTAATATCGTCCTATCGGAATAGCCGTTCAGCCACTCGATAGCTTCATATTCTTGCGTGGATGTTGATTGTTGGTCTATAATGATCTTCATAATCCTAGGTTTGTAGGAATATGGACTGATAAAAAGCGCTTCAATGCTAGAACATTGAGGCGCTTTGTCCGTTGGGACTATCTTAGCATATTTTTTTGCTTTTTCAATTCCAGACACAATATCATCCACGTAGTGGGAATGTAGGAAGAGTTGATTATAAGAACAAAGAAAAAAAAAAGAAAATACCAAAAACCCATACTCCTACCTAGAGGAAGATACTGTGTCTGATTTTAAAAAAGCGGTAGTTTCTTCATTTCCTGGCTTCCTTTAAAGAGTCCATAACCCTACCACTTGACCTTGTTAGCCCAATAAGCAGCAGACATTTTCCCCTTCTTGATGTTTTCAGCGTGTCGAGCCTGAAACGCCTCACGACGCTGCTTGTCTTGTTGAGATTCATCAGGCTTTTTGGGAGAACCAGAAACCCCCTGCTGGCCAAACCTAATCAATTTTATTTTGTCGCCATCTTTAGCCAAAACCGCGTGGGATTTATGGGGATGCTTGGGAGTTTTCTTCGGCTTGTTGTAGCCTTCAAAGGATTCTCCTCGATATTCAATCATTTTTTTTACTAACAACAATATATACATTGTATACCCAATAAAAAAACCCGCCCCA